TTGCTTATCGAGCTTGTCGACATGCGTGCAAAGCGCATCCCAGATCGCCTGCCAATCACGGGCCCAGTTTTGCGGGTTCATTTTCTCTCCGGTCCGATCCTCGACGAGCATGCACACAGCACCTGGCCCCATCGCCTCGCCGCCGTTCACGAGCATCTTGTGGGACTGGAGAGCAGCCATTGCCATCCAGTACGCCCGCTGCTTCCGGCGATCTGTGAGCGACTCAAGCCCGCTGCCAAGCCAAGCGAGGCCGTGAGCGATGCCGAGATCATTGCCAGTAGCTACTGGGGAGTACATGAAGTTACCCAGGTGCCGGAGAGACTTCGGCAGAGAATCTATAGCCACCAAAACCAACCCAGCCGCCAACATGTGTGCGCAACGTGCATCGGTCAGCCGGCGTCCTGAGCGGGTTTCCTGTACGCCTTCTGTGCGGATTTCGTAGACCTTTGCCACCTCTCTGCCGTCATGATTTTCCAGCATCACCATCACCTTTCTCTCACCTGGTCCGCCTTTTTTGCCGAGGGCTGCTGCCTCAGCCGCCACGGCCAAGGCCGATGGTCGATCCTCGTGCATTGCGTCGTGCCAAGCTTGGCGAGCGCTGATTACTTTCATGGTCCTTCCCCCTCAATCCCCGGTGTAGTTGGTGCCGCCGGCGCCGCGCCGGTTGCTTCCCTGATATGTCGCCTCAGGCCCGGATGCCTGAGGGTTCTTCAACTGCTCGATCTGCCGTGTCGCAGCCTGCAGCTTCAGGCTGAGCTGGGTCACCAGTTCATCCAGGGGCAGGGCCTCGCCAGTTGCAGCCGCTACCCAGCCCGAGGCGTTGCAGTGGTCGCATGGCAGTTCGTAGAACATGCCCACCGTGACCGCTCTCCCACGGCACAAATGGCACTTGTCCAGCTCGATCACGACCTTCTTGAAGGCTGGACCGTGCTTCTTCATCAGCCGACCACCTTCAGCCCTTGGGCCCGCAGCGATTTCTCGGCAACCTCTCGCGCCCAATCCCCATCCGGATCACCCATCTGGACGGGGAACGGATTGGTGACGCGAAGGCTTTCACGGGAGGCCTGCCAAGCCCACCAAGCGACTGCCGTTTCACGATGGATAAACCCGGCTTCACACCATTCGAATCGACACTCTTGGATGTTCATTCCTTCGGCTAGCAGCAGGCTGCGGTAAGCCTTAATGAACTGCTCCCGTAGAGCCTGGGGCTCGGAAATATTCATTTCGAATCCTCGCTTATGGTTGGTCCCGCAATGTCATTGCAGCCCTTACGCTGCGCGGGCTCGGCGGAATTACCAGAATCTCCGGATCTAATACCGGTCAAGCCGTGAATCAGTCCGAATCCATGCTGGTCAAGGTGTGCGTGCCACGCCTCCAATGCCTCGCGCTTGCGGGCCATGACGCCGGACTGGATGTACACCTTCACGTTGTGACCCATGGCGTGGTTGATCAGCAGCTCGCCCACCAGGTGATCGATCCCCAGGTCAGCCCAGCCGGTACGGGCCAGCTTGCGCAGGTCGTGACTGGTCCATTCGCCTTGCCCCAGTTCGGCGAATACGGCGCAGGCCATCGAGCTGCTGATGGGCTGACCGCACTTCGCCGGGAACAGGTAGACGCCGCTGTACCCCTGTTTCTGCTGGCTCTCGCGATAGTCGACCAGCAGCTGACACACCTGCTCAGTCAGGGGAAGGCGATGCTCGACGCCGGTCTTGGTGTGCTCAGCCGGAATGAACCACTCACGCCCGGCCAAGCTGATATGGCTCCAACGGGCCAGGCGCGTTTCGCCCAGTCGGGTGCCGTGGCAGAGCATCAGCACGGCCAGCACGCCATCAGCCTCACGCATGGCTTTCACCTTGGCCAGATGCGCGAGCAACTCACCCAGATGGACGCCGCGCAGCCGCGACGGCTTGACCGTGACCTTGGCCTTGGAGAAGTCGCCAAAGCGGATGCCGGCCATGGGGTTGGTACTGATCAGCCCAAGTTTCAGAGCCTGCCGGAACGCCAAGGCCAGCAGTTGGAACACCAAGCGGACGTAGTCAATCGACAGGCCTTCCTGCAGCGGCCACATTAGCTCGCGGTCGAGCAGCGCCTTGTCGATCTCAGCCAAAGGCACTTGGCCAAGGCGCGGCATCAGGTGTTGCTTGATCGCCGAAGCCGCCGTGCTTTTGCGCTTTGCCGACAGGCTTCGGTCACGGGACATGCGCTCAGCGAACCAGGCCAGTAGCTCACCGGTCAGCACCCAGCTCGACAGACTCGAACCCTCGCCCGCTTCCAGGCGCAGACGGATATCCGGCAGTGCAGCGGCCACCTTGGCGGCGCTCAGCTCAGGATATGAGCCGATCAGGTTCCATTTGCCCTTGTGCACCAAGTACCACGAACCACGCTCACGGGAGCGGTGAAATCGGAAGTACAGGCCGTTGTTTCCTAGGGCGCGCAAGTCGCGCACCGGGCCAGCGGCCTGCCGGCGAATCTCTGCATCGCTGATTTTCACAGCGGCGGTGTTGGTCATGCTGCAACCTCCGTTTTTGGCAGGGCCATGTATGCCCTCAGGCACTCCATGGCATCGAAATGCCCCCGGCACACAACTGCCAAGTAGCCTTGATCGTTCAGCCGGCCAATGCAGGCCTGCTGTTCGAGGGATACATCCGCTGGTTTCACGGTGGCCTTGAATTCAATGAACAGGCCGAAATACCCGCCTCGCGCCATGGTCAGCTGGAGATCAGGAATGCCTGCCTTGGTGCCCTGGGCCTTGAGTCGCCTAGCCTCGGCTTTGCTCCGGTAACCACCGTTTGGCGTGTGATGCAGATTCGCGAACACTTCGGGGTAGCGGAGCTCAATTTCCTTCATCAGCGCGGCCTGCTCCTGGCCCTCGCGGTCAACGCGCTTAGCTCTCGGTTTCTTGAGCCGGACAGGCTTCATGATCGCCAGCTTCACTTTTCTAGCCTCCCCTGCTGGGCTTTAATCTCTGCTAGGCCTTCAGGGGAGATGAACACTCGGCCGCCGAACATGATCATCGTGTCGCAAGGGACCTCTTTGGCGCGCAGGCGATAACGACGGGCCGGGGCATTCTTCCAGTGGCACCACTTCCGCTCTGTCTTCCAGCGAACGGTCTTGGTCTTCGGCAGATGCTCGCTGACGTAGACCGGGATGCCGGCAAATGTCATGGCGGGATTCATCATGCGGCCACCTTCCCTTCGCTCACGAGGATATCGAGCGTTCGCACCACGCCTTCCAGATGCATGAACCGCAGCTCTTCTTGGCTGAACGTGGTCTTGCTGCGCGAATCGACGGCATCATGGCAGGCGCTGCAAGCCCAGGCTCCCTGCAGGTCATTCGGTTTGATACCCACGCCGCAGGTACCGGCCATGCGGTAGTGCGCAAGAACGGTGGTTTCCGGGTTTCCGTTGCAGACGCCCGGGATGCGCACCTGGCAATCCCGACCGCGAGCGGCCTTGGTCAGTTTTGTTTGGCGCACAGAGCGGCCTCCTTGCAAGATTGGTTGATCAGCGACCCGCCAAGCGGGCACGCATGGCTGCCAGGGCAGAATTTCCGACTTGTGGGGTACTGCGGGCGGCAACCTCTGCGGGAAGCGCCAGTGGCATCTTCTGCAGCGGCTCCCCAGCCATAAGCCGCCGAACCGCGATGGCGTAGTTGCGCTCGAACAGCTTCGAGCTGGCATCGGACGGCAGTTTGTTGAGGTTCTCGAAGCCGCATTCTTTGGCCGCGTGCCACACCGCGTCGTGACTCCACTTACCCTTGCCAGCCATCGCAGGATGGGCATTGCGAGTCGCTTCGCGGAAAGCTGCCGCCAATGCCGGGAGACCTAGCATTTCGGGCGACGGCTGGCACCACTGGATGAACTCTCCGGGAGGAGGAATGAACGCTGCACCCGACTGGCGGCAGCGCATCAGACCAAACTGCAACTGCTCGGGATGGCAGATGCCTGCTTCAAGGAATGCGGTCAGCCATTGCTGCTTTGAGGCGTTGTAGGTGACCTTATCTGGCCACGCCTGCTTCCAAGCGGTGCAGATTGAGCGAAGGTCGCGGAACAGTTCGTTAATCACCGCCGCTGTCTTCTGGTTGAGCTCGGCCTTCACATCATCGGGCATCTCGTATCCAGCAGGGATGTGCTGGCCAGACTGAACCTTGGCCCACAGGCCGTGCGTTACAACGGCGACTGGGTTCATTGGGCACTTCCTTGCTCGATCCACGACGTATCACTGTCATCGAACTGCTGACCACCAGGCCCTGCCCGCAGAGGAACGACCTTCGCAGCATTCGCAAGGTCGCGCTTTATCCAGCCGACGAGATCGGCGATCCACTGACTCTCGGTCTTTGCCAGCCCCTTCGCGTCGTGATGGACGACAAAGCCCGAGATGGCCTTTTCCGAGAACTCATCAATAGCTACTCCAGAGCGCTTGGCGTAAGCCTCAAGCTGAACCTGGTCGGGAATCCAATCTAGGAACATCGCGAACGGCTCACGCGGAGAGTGAGTATTACTTCCCTTCCCTTCCCTTCCGGGGGTTAGGACTCGATCACCGCTAGACGAGCCTTCGCCGACTTCTCGGCGAGCACTCGGCGAAGGCTCAACGAATTCAGGGTGCTTTACAGTGGGTCTATCGATCTTCTGGTGGTGCCATCCGTTGACGTGCAGGTACTGCTTCGATGCCGCCTCGTAGATGGTGATCAGTCGGTTCGATACCAGCTCAGCGAGCAGCCCTTCCACCGCTAACGCAGTGATGTCGTCTCCAGGGAAAACGAGGGCCTTGATGGTCTTCGGGGACATCGGATGGTTGCCTGCGTCGTCGCAGAAGTTCCAGATCCCGATGAACAGGAGTCGAGCCATCGCCGAGCACTCCATGACCTGTTCACTGGTCCAGAACTCAGGCTTGATGGTGCGGATACGTGCCATTACGAACGCCCTCCATGACTGACAGCCTGACGCGTCAGATTTGGCGAAATGCCTAAAACTGACGTGGAATGCGTGGTATTGCCTGCATCGGCCATGCGGTGCATAATCGACCTCGATTAACTGCTGTTGAAGAAGCCGGGCTGCCACCCGGTTTTTTTATGCCTGCGATTCAGGTACTGGATGGATCAGCAGGTGTTTCGGTCATCTACTGGCGCAATGCCAGGTCACGCATAATCCTTCTCGTCAGGCCTCAGCCCGCAGGAAGCCTGACGGCTCGGAAACGGACGTAGCTCCTCCCCGCTCATCGTTCCGTCTTCGTTCTCAATTACGAAAATCACCCGGCCAGCCTTCATCGCTTTGGCGATGGCAGGTGCGCTCACATCAAGCCCCTTGGCGACGGCGGCCTGGCCGATTCGCTCAACAAGCTCAGGCAGCAGTGTTCGGTTCATGGCATTGCCTCAGTGGTGAACGCACATGATGTTAACCGCCGGTTAGCTTTTCTTCAATACCGGCGGTTGAGGCAGATAAATTAACCTCCGGTTAAATTCCGCGCATGACGAAAAAGAAAGATCTATCCCCCGAACTGAAGGCCGAGTGCGAAGCAGCCAAAAGACTGTTCACTCAGAAGAAAAATGCGCTTGGCCTTACGCAGGCAAAGGTCGCCGAGGCTGCGGATATCTCGCCGGCCGGCGTTGCCATGTACCTGAACGGCACCAACCCCCTAAATGCGAAATTCGCAGTGGTGCTGTCTAGGCTTCTGCAAGAGCCGGTGGACCGGTTCAGCCCACGGCTGGCCGCTGAGCTCGCACAAATGCAACGCGCACAGGTAAAGGGCGGAGGCAACTCCGGCAGTAGTGCAGCGGAAAAGGTCTTGGAAATGCTGCGCAAGCATGGGGGCAAGTCATTGGACGCCACCGCCCAGGACAAAATCGCCAAGGCAGTCGCTGATAGCCTTGCGGAAGCGCCAGCTTTAGCGGCTCAACCCGTCCATGCCCCGATAATGGTCATGCCAGGCCATGGCGATATTTCCATACCTCAGTACGACATCCGGGCAGCCATGGGCCACGGCCAAGTGCCAGCCGAATACAGCGAAGTCATCAGGAATGTGGTCATCAGGGAAGAGGTGCTACGCGAGAAAGGCGTTACGTACACCTCAACTCAGGCCCTGGCAATGATTACCGGATGGGGGCAGAGTATGGAGGGGACTATCAACGACAAAGATCCGGTGATCGTCGACCGTGGAGTAAACGACTACCAAGGCGAAGGCGTGTATGTTGTCACCTGGCACGGCGACCTGCTGATCAAGCGTCTACAGCGCCGAGATCAAGAACATGTATGGTTAATTTCCGACAACCGTAATTATGAGAAGCAGTCTGCACGGATTGACGATATGACCATCCACGCCAAAGTTTTACTGGTTTGGAATGCAAGAAAAATCTAACGGAAAAAATCTTAGGCTCATATAATTCGTCGGGAGGGGCGAGCTACATGGGCCTTACAGGGAGCGGCACATGAGATCTGTCAACAAAACGAAAACCATCCACTATAAGAATTGCTTTATAACCGGCGATGTTGTTTTGCAAGAGGCGATCCGCAAAGCTTTAGCCAAGGACGGACCGACTGGAAAGCCGATAAATCGGCAGCAAAAAATCAACAGCGATGACGATACTGTTATCTTCATAAACAGAACTTCAGAATTTAACGGCATGACATTTTGCCAGCTAGTTGTTCTGGAGTCCGGGAGAAAGCAACCATACATCACAGTTGATGATGATGCAGAGTTCTATTCCATCGATGCGCTAGCATCGGAAAAGATCCCAGACTCTCCCGGAGCGAACCCTCAACAAGACCAAGTACAGCCCGAGGAAACTAAGGAAGAGAAAGCAAGAAAACGCAGAGAGTTTCTTGAGTCCATTCTTTATTTCGGTGTGATAGGCAATCACGCTGTGGTACTGCAATCCTCCAGCCTTCGTAGCCGTGAATTGGAAGCTCATTTGTCTTGGTTGCTAGGCACATGCACCTCCAGCATCCCAAATGACTCGATGCTAGTTCTCAAAGATAAACCGGCTGAGTCTGTATACGAAAAGCTCCGCTCCAAACCTGTCAAAAGTATTAAGCTCGGCGCTCCTCTAACAAGGGATGCTTCAAACGACCCTGCAGCGCCAAAAGATCCCCAATATGAAGTAACCGAACACGACGAGGTCCACGCCAACAAGGTCAGGTTCGTTCCGCAAGGCCTAGGGGCCTCCCTGCTAAGAGCCGCACTCCCTGAAGGTTTCTTGGAGAAGCTGGATTTGGAGGAGTCGCTTGATGATGCTAATATTCACGTTGCCTTGGAGATCACGTACCTCCGCAAGACGACTACCATTGGTCAGAGAGTTATTGACTCTGTTGCAACGAGCCTGCGCCACCTACCTGAATCTGATGTAGTAATTAATCTGCAAGGTGGTGGAAAAATTAGCGGAGATGAGCTAAAACTATCAGGCGGCATAGGTGTTAAGTTTATGGAGAACGGTCTCATTGACGAAGGCGTGTTATTCCATGAAATGCATAAATGGCTACTAGGAAAGATTTCATCGTCGGAAATCGACACCAGTGCAGAGGCAGGTTGACATGAAACATCGGGGCGGAGGCGTAGTAATAGGGCTGCTGGCTCTACTATGCCTCTGCTTGCTCGGAGGTTATGGGTTTGGCTTATTAACAAAATATATAGACCCAGCAAAGCAATTGGTCCCAGTCGCACTAATCGGCATCCTCATTGCACCGATTGGCCTAATTGCTCAAGCCATCAGCAAGTACGGCGACATCAAGAAAATTAAGGGTTTGAGCCGTGACGAGCAGCGACGCCTCGACGGGATCGTAGACCCCAAGCGTCAGGCCCTTTTTTCTCGCCTCGGCTTTTTCATGTTATCTACTGCGGGGGTGGCAACACTATTTTACATTGCCACGTTAAAAGACGTCCCATTTAATGCTCCGCTTTGGGCTCTGCGCTTCACCGGATTTATATTAGTATACGCAGTGATAGTTTCTATCAAGATCTATCTAGACCTTTCAAAAATTCAGGACTACGAAACCAAGGTCACCCGAAGGATGGAAGAACGTAAAAGCCGAGCTGCATTATTGAAGAAGCTGGGTGTCACTGAAGATCGAGTAGGGTGAGGGATTTTTTTTCCCTCAGCCCTCTCACACCACCGTACGTGCGGTTCCGCATACGGCGGTTCAACTAATACGCTGGAGTCCCTGCACAGTGCTGCGCAGCGAGACCAGCCCCATTTTGGCGAAGTACAACGTCGGTACTGCCTGATTCATGTGTTTGGATGCCGAGTTCCACCAAGGCCCTCGCCCGTTTACACTCGACTTCCACGCCCGCTCAGGCCTAAGCCCAAGCAAGATGAGT